GGCGCTTAAGCGTCCATTGCGGGGCGATCCGTATCCCAAGCCGCGTTAGCCAGCCCATTAGAGATCCCTCACAAGAACCCTCCGGCTTCGGATGCCAGTCTCGCCTCTCTCGAGCTTGCGTATCCGCGCTTCCCACCACCCGATCATTTTGTGGATGTCACTGAGATCGGCGCGGCTCAGAGAGCGGCCGGCGATTGAGTAGCTCTGCCCGGTGGCAACCGCCGCTTCGGCGTCGAGCCAGAGATCCAACCTCGCTTTTGCTTGTTCGAGTGTAATGGCCATTTACCGCCAGGATATCGGGATCCCATTTTTTGTCAAGCTGCCTCGCAGGAGACTACGGACCCATCTGGATTTTTCCGCGCTTGCGAATCCGGCGAGAGCCCGAAGGCTGCTTCGCCTTTCCTTTTTGATCAAGATCCAAGACTGGTGCCAAAATCTCTAACGCGGCTGTCGCGTAATTCCTCACATCTAGCGGCTCGTTGCGCTCTCGGATCTGAACCCATCGGCGCCGGCGGCGGCCGGCGACAGTTTTGATTTCGCGTTTTTCGGACGTCAACCCAAGGTAGTACGGGTGGTCATATCCGCTCTTCGGATCGCTCGGAAAATGACAGTACCCTGGCCCTGGCTTTCTGATCGCCAGCCGGTCGAATAGTAGATCCTTCAGCGAGTCGACACCTACCGGATAAGCGACTACACGATGGCGCCCATATTGCTTTGGCTTGCCTATGATCGGCCGGCCGAAGCCAGGAACGCCAAAGATCGGCCTTACCCCCCTGCGGATCCGCGCCTTACAGTATTTGTCGACCGTATCCGTGCGGTGCCCGCCACGGTCGATGCAGATCAGCCGTGCGATCAACTCCTGTCCATCGGCGCGTCTTACAGTTTGCCAGAGGAGCTCGTCGAGCTCTTGCCAGATCTGCGGCTGCGACGTGTCGCCTGTCAGCACGCGATATCCAAGCCCCCAAGACTCACGACCTTGCCCCCAGCCTACCCACTCGGCTGCGATCCAGTGGTCTTGGACATCTACTCCACAGGTTACCACCTGTACCGCGTTTGGCGCCATGCTGGCCGAATACTCGGATCTGTTTTTGTCAAGATCGCCAGCTTCTACGTGCTCCGAGTCCTCTGTGGCCCACACGCGGCCCAGATCCAAGTTGATGAATTCCTGTAGGCCTCGCTTGTCCCGATCTCGGTTGATTTTGACCCACTTTTCTGCGAGATCTGCCCACCTTACCCACGGCGACAGGATGCACGACATCTGGTATCCGCGCTTGCGGCGCTCGGGATGCTCGGCTTTCCATTCGCCGGCCAGATCCATGGCGTTTTTGTCTCGCTCCTCGATCCTTTCGCCGCAATGTTTGCACAAATAGTGCACGTCGTCGAAGTCGATCTCGCCTAAGGCGTTCTTGTAGACGATCCCATCCCACTCAAGCACCTGAAGTGCCCCGCAGTGTGGGCATGGGACCCATCGTCTGCGCTGGTCTGTCTCTGCGAATCGCTCGCCGATCGGGCTGAGCCCTGCGATAGTGGGGGTCGACACTCCGATGATCTTCCTGTTGTAAAAATTGGCGGTCCGCTTCATCGCTTGGGCGATCGGATCCCCGTCGCGGCCGGTTTTCACCGGATACTTGTCGATTTCGTCAAGGATCAAGACACGGATCGACCTCGAGGCTAGCGTGGCGGCCGCATTCGCAGATCCGAACGCCAGGTATCCACCAGGAAACATTTTGAGCTCGATCGTATTGCCCTTGTCCCTCTGGCTGTCGGTCAAGAGCCCCCGCAGCGCGGGGGTCTGCCTGAAGGTGGGGTCGATCCGCTCTTTCGAAAAGCTCTTTGCCGCATCTTGAGTCTCTCGGACGTACAGGATCGGCGCCGGGTCTTGATGGGCATGGTACCCGATCACGTTGAGGGCAAGCTCACTCTTGCCGACCTGCGAGGCCATTTGGAGCCACAGTTCTTCGATCGTCGGATCGCAAGCTGCGTCCAATATTTCGCGCATGTACGGGACCCGGTCTGTACGCCATGGTCCCCACTCGGCCGAGGTGCCGCGTGCGACAAACCGATGGAGATCAGCCCACTCTCGCCCGCTGAGATCGGGGCGGGGCTTCAGGATCGATAGGAAGGATCTTGTCCACTCGCCTTCATTCATCCTCCTTGCCTCCATGCGCGCGCGGGGCTGACTTCCGGCTGATTGTGCCCCTCTTCGACGCCAGACTCGCCTCCATGCGCGCGCGGGGCTGACTCGGGCAGGCGTAGCAGGTAGCGACGTTCAGGCCTCGCCTCCATGCGCGCGCGGGGCTGACTTGGGCCCGCCGAAAGCCGCCAGGGGCTAGCAACTCGCCTCCATGCGCGCGCGGGGCTGACCCTGCGACGCATTGTCACACCCAGTTTGCGCATAGTCCGTGCAGTTTTCACCACACACACCAGGACGCCTGGTGTTTTTTCGTATTATCCAACATCTCTCAACCCTGTTGCCGCAGCCAAGATCACCATCGCAGCATTCCTGTCTCTGTCACACTCCCATCCGCAATGCGAACATCGATATTTCCGATCGCCTAGGCCCATCTTTTGCTGTGCGCCGCAGCTAGCGCACGTCTGCGTCGGCTTGATCTTGCGAGTATCCACCTCCACGAATTCAATCCCAGCCTCTTTGCATTTTGCCCGACACATTTGCAAAAGCAGTCCAGGTGCGCTGTCCAAAATCGAACGATTTAGGCCAGCTTTTTGCTTGACGTTCTTACCCGGCATTTTTTCGCTTCCTTTGGCCGTCGCAGTCATATTTCGCACCTGCAGCTTCTCGGTACACAGCACAGAAGCCCTTTTAACAAGATCGCAGGATACCTGATGCACAAAGTTCCGTCTGATGTCCTGGATTTTACGATCAAGACGTTGTAGCTTCCGCAATACCTTGTGCCAATTCCTCGATCCCTTCTGCTTTCGTGCAAGGCGGCGCTGCAACGCAGCCTTTTGCTCTTGGTATTTTGGGGCGTGACGAGGATTTTCGACATGCTCGCCGGTGTGTAGCGTCAAGTATTTACTGGTCCCCCAATCAAAAGCAATCGCTTTGTTACCATGCTGGCGATCATCGTCGACCCGCATGCCGGCACATGCCCACCACTGGCCGCACTTATCTTTGGTGATGATCAAATTTCGGAATTCCCCAAACTTGGCCGCCCCGCCCCTCATTCGGATCCAGGTACTTGGATCGTCTTTTTTTGAAACACCTTGCAAATACAAACGATGATACCCACCACCGTCCTCTCGCTCTGACAGTTGGATTTTCCATCCTGTTTTCTTATCATATCCCCATCCAGGATAATTCTTGGCGCGCTGTCTCCGTGGTGGTAGCGGCCGAGCATCATTGATGCCTCGTTTTTGGCGCCGCTCTCGTGCTTTTGGGCTTAGCTTTTCCCACTTCTCCGCTTTCCTTTTTTGACCCATCTTGTGCCATTTTTTACGCTCGCTGAAATAGCTAGACCAGGCCTGTGCCGCCCGCTTGCTGCAATTCGTGGCTGCTATGCTACCAGATTGATACCCTCGTTTTTGGGCGAGCCGGCAAAAAAAAGACGGCCAAGTCACATCGAATTTTACTGGCCCCCGATGCTCCGTCATGATCCATGTCCCGCTTTGGCGTTCGCGCCAAATCTCTCCGGCCGTGATCAACTCGTTGTATAGCTGCGCCAACTGAAAGCGGATGTCCTCAAGCTTTTGACGCTGCCACTCCCTGGGATAAAGCTTCCATTTTGCGGATTTCACTTTCGCACCTCCCACATGCGCGCCTCGCATCTCGCGCATGCGCGAATTGCAACATTGGCGCGCCTGCTTTGGCCACGGGTCAAAGAGCTCGCATCTCGCGCATGCGCGAATTGCAACCGCGTTTTTGCGCGAGTCCGCGCAGACGAAAAGTCCACGCATGGCGGTACGCCCGCCATTTTTTGCAAAAAAAAAGCCCCGCAGGGTGACATGCACCGATTCAAGATACTCCTGCGGGGGCTTGTCTGTCGAGATATTCTTCTGTGCATGTCTTCTTCAGAGTACCAAACTGCTGTCTCCCCGTCAATCTTTTTCGTGTCCTTTTTTCACGTATTTTGATCGCTGGAGACCGGCCAGCGTCTCGTTGATCTCGCGCTCGATCAGTACTTTAACCTCGACAGCCCTGCGGCAGTCGCACGCGAGCTGCTGCGCGAGTCTATCGCCCATAGCGAGCAGCCTGGTTCGTACGTACTCCGCCGTTCGGGTGGCGTCGGCGCGGACATCCCTTACCGGCTCTACTTCGCCTTTTTTTTCGCGATACTCGAGTTGCTTGAGTTTTGTTTTGACCGCGCGCTCTGCGAGTTGAGCTCGCTTTAGCAGATCGTAGACATCCGGCTTCGTCGGGGCCCCGCCCTGCTCGTAATCGAGCTCGATCGCTGGCTCGGGCGGCAATGGCGTTTCCGGCTCGGTGGCGGGGGGAGGCTTGGAGGCTTTCGTCTGCTTTTTGGCTGCCTTTTTGCGTTTTTTTGTCGGTTTTTTTCGCTTTTTCTCCTTGGTTTTTCTTTGCCTCCCCTTCGCCGCTTGCTTTTCCTTTGATTCGCGATTCCTGCGCTCGTCGCGCTGCCGTCGCCGGGTATGCGCCGCTTCATCGCGCATCGGATCTCGGATCTGCTCCCATTCCCGGTCCGCGACCGGGATGATCAGCTTATTTCGCGAATCCACGGACAAGAAGCCTTGCTTGATCAAGGTATGAACGTATTGCCGGGTCACGCCGTGCCGTCTGGCAAACGAAGCCTGCGACTCTATCCGCGTTTGTCTGGTTGTCTTGCCTTTTTGCCGCATGCCGTTCGTAGTCGTAGCAGCCTGACCGGTGGATCCTCGGCGAGAGCCGTTTCGACGTCGACTTCCTCTTTGTTTGCTCTCAAGATTTGCTCCCCCAGCCCGGAGCGTATCGCTTTATCGAATCGAGCCCGGCTCCTGAGATAGAGCCGGGACAGGTTGTTGTCTTTTCGCCCAAGATCTGTGCAGCACGGCTCGCAGCCGACCTCTGATCGGCTGCGCCAGTGGTCCCCGGCTTCCGAAAAAGCGCGGGCCAGGTATTCGGCGATCTGGGCGTCTGTCCAATATGCCACCGGCTGATAGCCCCAATGGCGCCAGCGCTTGTAATCCCGAGCGACGCGAGATTGATCCGCTCCAGCCAGTCGGCATCAAATCCGAGAATGTCAAGATCATATTCCTCCGACTCGAGCGCCTTGATCTCTTCGGCCAGCCCTTCCAGATCCCATTCGGCTCGCTCGGTCAGCCGGTTGTCAGCAACCCGCAGTGCGCGTTTTTGTGAGTCCGACAGGTGTGCCACCCTGACCGCTGGGATCCTTGAGAGCCCGATCTTCTGCGCAGCTTGCAGCCGCCCATGGCCTGCGATCACGATGTTGGCTTCGTCGATGATTATAGGCGCCACGAAACCAAACTCCTCGATTGAGTCGCAGATTTGCTCGATCTGCGCTCGAGAGTGCTTCCGCGGGTTGTTTTCGTAGGGAATCAGCTCGTCGACGGCGATTTGCTCGGTTTTCATGCTCTGGCCTCCACGCCCCCATCATACTCTCAGGGAGTGT